CCGCCGGGTTGTGGGAATGCTCCAAGATCATCGATGAGTAATACTTGCGATGAAAAAACCCAAAGTCTAGGTGTAAAATTCCTTGACGAATACCAATCTAAAGTTAAAAGACAAATATTTTCAGGCTATCAATCTGATATTGATACACATAATAGAATTAAGGATGAATTATGATTAAATTAAAATTTGGTGTTTTTTTTACAGTTTTACTATCTTCAGCATATGCACATGGAACACCTCAAAATATTACTGATTTGTGTGCAGAATACCACAACACACAAATATATACGCTAAATGATAAGATATTTTCGTATACAGAATCTCTAGCTGGAAAAAGAGAGATGGCTATCATTACTTTTAAGAATGGTGCAATTTTTCAAGTAGAAGTACCAGGTAGTCAACATATAGATTCACAAAAAAAAGCGATTGAAAGGATGAAGGATACCCTGAGGATTGCATATCTTACTGAAGCTAAAGTCGAAAAGTTATGTGTATGGAATAATAAAACGCCTCATGCGATTGCCGCAATTAGTATGGCAAATTAAGATATAAAAAAGCCC